CTTGAAACTGTCGCGGTTTTGTGATGGATTTTTGGTTTTAAAAGTCTGGAAGCTGCGTGTACAACTACAGTTGATTGTGAAATCGAGAATAAGTACTGGGTCGATTCAAAGTGGTTCGAATTTCTGCTGCATAATTGCGGAAGGCTTGAACGTGCTCGGGCAGAGCGCGAACCTTGCTAGCCACCCCTAAAGCTGACTTTGAAAAATTGGGTCCAAAAAGTTGAGACAAGTTGGATTCCTTCGCTGCTAGGTGTTCGATTGCATCGGCTATTTGTGGAGAATGTCCAGCTAATTTGTCGGCAGCAGCTGTCAATCTTGTGACAGTTGGGGCCAATTTTTCACCGGTCTGAACCATGCGTGTACCGAACTCAGCGGCCTTAGTTCCCATGCCGGCTGGCATGAGAAAAGAGGCCATTTCTAGCGGCGTTATGAGGGAGGTCAGATCATCTAAGCTAGGACCAAATGAACTCTGGGCTCTATGAGGTTGTGGAGTCATGAGCTCAATGGCCTGGCCTGGATTTGTGAAATGACTCTCCAAGTCAACTGGTTGTGCAGAATTTTTAGCACTAAGTACTGGTTCTTGACACCAATGCACCATAGTGTAGATTAGTTTTTGCAATGTTGCCATGTCTGGAGATGCGAGAGCTGCTACAGGGCGTAATAGTTGATCGTGTTCCTTTTTCGATCTATATTCATAGAGAGACGGATGAGGATTTGGATGAACGTTAGCCATTTTTACTTTACTGTAGGTATGAATCATGTCCATAATCACGGAAAACAAAGCTGGACGAATTGCAGCCGGACAGTCAAGGAGTGTAGTGGAGATTAAAGAAGGTATGCTTGATAATGGTATAGGCAAGGAATGTCCTGGTGCGCCCATCAACGCGCGGCGCACATGGCGCTGTTTGTTACGGGTAGCATCAATATCAACCTTGGGAGACATTTTAAAAGCCGGTGGCTAACCGGCTAAATCAACCCAGCTCACCTTGGTCACACCGGAAAATGCTGAACTAGTTCCGCTTGGAGCGCAGAAGTAAACAGCAAATGAACCGGAAACCAAATTGCCTGAGTTGTCGTACCCCCTGGTGACTTTCAACGGTACAGTCAAATTGATCGGTATGTCAACCGTGCCACTGGCAGGGAAGGCATAAAACTCTTTATCCACCACTATTTTATAATCCGAACTTGGACACACCATCCAATCGACGGGTGGTGCGGTTTGGGAATTAAAACTAACAATTGGCGATTCCAATACTGCGCTGGATTCAATAATTGCTGTGATGAGAGAGTTAGTTGTCTGGTTAGCGATCTTTGGGTCCACCGATTTTACAACAACTAGTCTAATCCGAGAACTGCTAGTGCCGATAGTACAATGGAGTACTCCCTTGATCTTCAAGGTGGTAAAATAAATTTTGTTACCAACGCGCGTAGAAATACTTGTTCCCTGCGCGATGGATGCATTGCCGTTCAAAGAGTAATCGTTTAATCCGAGACTCCCTGTCCCCAACACTCCAGTAACTGAACCAAAACCCTGGGCCTGAAACCCAGTAGTAATGTAACGTTCAGATTTGGTTTGTGGTACCTGAGGAATCTTCATTGTAATTTTAAAACCCTACAGTGTTCGAAACCGAACAACGACATTCAATTCAACGTCAGTAACGTTGTTTGTTGCGTTGTCGTAAGGAACACCGAGGGTACCGAAACTTTCACGTGCAGCGACAAAGTACAAAATAAAATTACCACCGTGTGCATCGCCAGAATGATCAAACGTTTGTATTACGTTGACAGGAAACGACTCATGTATGTCTTGTACATAAGTACTCTGACTATTCGAGTCAGATCCAACATTAGAAGCAAACGCTCCCTCGCCGATCACTCCATCAAAGATGAAGCGCCAGTGATTAGACTGGCGTTGTCGGAACATCAAGTTCGTGAACGACGGCGGTGGGGCATTCCAAAAGAGCCCGGTCGGGTCAGTTTCTGCGTATGAAGCAATGACATACGGGTCAAAAGACACGTTGGCGATTATATAATTCAAACTTTCTGTGTGGTTATTGACCGCAAGGATCATCCTCGCCGGTACCGCATTTCGAGTTCGAACATAACCTACCAATTCGATGCTCTCTATCAACACTCGATTGGACATCCTATCAAAGTGAGCAGTGCCCCGTTGTAAAGCGGAGACATTCAATAGAGTGGCAAGTGTAAATGCAGCTGACGGGGCCACAACGTCGGCAATTGATGCGCCGACGGTAACCTGTATCACTGTTGATTTATAAGTGCCCTCTATTGCTGCTAACATCTAGATCAATTTAATAACCCCTCAGTAACCAAGAGTTTGGTAATTAAGGGGTGTTCCAGATGAGTATCCAACCTAATTTGACGCAAGTAAAGAATAAAAGATCGTATATCATCATCCGTAATATCATAAATCAAGTTCAGTACCACAAGAGTTTCTAAACTCTGTTTCTGAACCACGCTTGGGAAGTTGACAACTTTAGTTTTGTCAAACTGTGCTTCAATTGTCCCACACAACTCTATAAGTCTTGTAGCGTAGAGTACCATAAACTCTACGTGCGAGAATATCGTGAGCCATTGGACACAGTTACCCTTCAACCAAGCGACACTGTTACGCTGCGGCATAGCAGCGTAGCCGAGTTTCACAATGCTCTTGCCGAGTTTTGGGGTCATACAAGACCCAACTTTTGTAGGCAAGAACCAACAACTGCAGAAGGATACAAGATGAATTGGCACATGTGTCAATTTAGCCTTGAAACCCAATTCAGCCATATACTGAGTGACTAACCCGACATTCAATATGAGTTTGCTTTGTATATTAGTGTCATCTCCGCAGCCTATACCGCGGCCGACCCAATCAGGTCGCAAAGAAACACAAGCGTCACCGCGCAAACTTCGTAATACGCAGAAAACCAAAGCAAGTAGACAGATCATACTGTTACCGCAGGTAGTGTTCGGATCGCCGGAACAACGTACTCCCCTAATATGGTAGTACACGTTGTGTCTCGTGCGTCCGCGGGTATCGAGTTGGTGTTTCAAGACGCGGAGCGCCTTACCTCGAATCCCAAACCGTAAATAGATGGATTGTTCCATCGCCAACGCTTGCTGGTTAAATGAACCATCGCAGTCGGAGAAATCGTTACAATAATAGTAACCGCCCGGCTGCTTGTCCATCCAGCTCCCTAAAACATCCATAGGAAACCCAGACCCGAAGGCGAGGTCATTATCCATCGTCCAAACCGTTTTCAGGTAATTTTGAAAGGCACGCATCCACGGCCCCAAAATAACATTAGCTTCCGCGGAAATGGATTGGATTAATCTCGGTTTCTTTTCTTCTAAATTCCCTATAATTGGTTCAATCTTAACGAAAGAACTTCTTATACACCAGAGTTTAATTTCCTCCGGGGAACTAGATAGTTTTACGTTGGCTATAGCACGAGAATTCTCAAGTTGTCTAGCCCGAGGGAACTTGGCATTCCACAAAGCAAATGACACGGGCGCTATCTCCGTATGTGGTAATATAGTATCTATGTGTTGATCTAACCACATTTTGAAGAGTCGCCATGCCGCAGGCTTGGGAACGTGTATATCGGTATTCATGAGGCGCTGATTGAGAGCTACTATTTCGTTCTCCTGACAATCGGCGAATTTGCCGATTTGAACTTCTCTCACAGTTGGCCCATACCGCATCAGCCCGAGGGTTCTAGTCTTAACTGAGTCTACGCCAACTATTACCTCACAATTTGCCCGTAACGGCTTAGGCCTAAGTAGCGATATTGCCGCGATGTTAGCCTGTTGATGGGTGCTGGTTATCAATGATTTACTGGAACAGCAGGACACCAACTTATACACTAACTTGCTGACATAATATTTAGCAAATCCAATTTCCATTCTACGGTATCTGTAATCCAAACTGTCAAGACGAAACTCCCCAATATAACTGGCTGAGGTAGTATTCTCGATTCTCATGGACATGCCCAAGGCATATTTACAGACTTTAGCGATCAACAATGACGATCCCATAAGCTCGAGACCGTAGTTCTTAAACTTAAGGTGAGAGCGAGCGTAATTCACGAGGATCAATAAAGTGTCCTCGTCTTTAGGCATGCCTATGGACTTTGTAACCATTTCCTCAACAAAAGCTAGGGGAACGGAACTGCCATCAGGCAAAATCGTCATCTGAAACACGGTAGATTCAGTGATCTTATCATTGTACAAAGGAAATGCTCCTAGTGGCACCTGTGGCCCATCTGTGGGTGCATAAATCGCCCTAAATTCGTAAATTCTAGTTTGTCCCAATTCTCGAAATAGATTCCAAGTTAGACATAATAAACCAGAAGCGGTTAAAACACGATACGAATTAGATTGAGTCAACCACAGCGGGTTTGGGTGACTATAACTATAGGCACAACCACGAACTTGCATTATAACCTGGTCCTCTTTGACATATACTGAGGCTTCCGGGGAATTCATGCTGCCGTACCAATGGCTTGTGCCCAATTTAAAATTATGTACAGCTGCCATCGCATATCCACGATTTTGAATGTGATAGGCAATTTCAGCTTGTGTGAAGTAGTACAAGGAATGGATGAATATTAAAGGCGCAGTGGTTGACTGCGTCTTACAACGACACCTCCCTAATACATTTTTGCACCAACTATAACCAACCAGCAGCTGATCATATTTCATATTTCTTATAACGTCCTGCCCAGTCAAACTGGGACAGAGCGAATGAATATCGGTGCGAGAGTACCTTTCGTGACGCGTAACGCTGCCGCCCACGTCTAAGATGAGACCTGTGTAGGTATGATCGCGGCGAACCGCGACTACACAGATGTCTTCCGCAATGGCCCTCTCTGCATGTAAGACAGGGTGACAGGAGTTGCCGCTTTGATAAGCAGAAACTCCGTACTCACCTTTGCACAACGCATCGATAGTTCCTAGCTCTTGAATCGACGGACGAAACGGGAGCGACAGAATTTTGGTCATGTTTAATGCCGATTGTGTTGTAGCAGGAGTCTGGTGTTCCGGATTTCCCAGTTCAGCCAGAGCACCCATTGAAACAACAACATTCCGCTTAACAAGATCATCAATGGTCA